TAATAGCCAAAGTATGCAATTAAACGCACAAATTAATCAAGATTTAGATGATGCAAAGTTTAGTGCAGTAGGTACCTCAGTATTCGGAAATGCATTGACTAGATACAGTATGCAGGTAGTGGGAGGTAATGTGCAATTGCTTGCAGACCCAATACAAGACACGACTATCTTTCACTTTATCGGTTCTCAGATTATTTGGACCGGCGCCAATGTTGCCGGCTTACTACTAGGAATAGACGGCTACGTTGACTCAGTTATTTCTACTGAGAATGATTTGAACGTTGAAACTGAACAGTCATTCTAATGAGAGCGCACGAATTTATAACAGAATCGGTTACTGATGGTTTAAGTGTTGCATCTTATGCATTACCAAATACCTATGTTATTCCTGAATTGAAGAATAATGACTTCTATGAACTGTATAGATTCGGAGTAGCAATTGCAGATGTTCGCGGAACAAGTGGCCCTGATGACGGTGTTCAAAATGAGTTCAAGCATGATTTTAAAGCGGAAAGTGCATGGGGCGAGAATCAGGTAGTATCTTCTGAATTTGATGCTGATATTGGACAGGTTATTGACCAAGCACTAAAGAAAGTAGGCAAAGGTGGCAAAAAATCAGTAAGTACGCCAGGTAGCGATGAGATACCAAACACCGGTACACAATCCACTCTTAAACCCTTTAAAGGCTACAAAAGATGAGAGCGCACGAGTTTATTACTGAAAGCGGTAAGGGAAAAGTATCTGCTCGCCAGCAGCAATCTACTGTTGGATTAAACGTTTTTGCAATAAGCCAATATGACCGTACATATGACTTGAACAGAGTTATGATGGCAGTTGCCTCAACTGACGGAAAAACTATTCCTGATTTAAGTAGTGAGAGCTGGGTAGGTAAAAACAACACTGCTCACCCGTATACTGAGGTAGAGCAGGATATGTTAAAGATAGCATATAAAGCAGCAGGAATCCCCTTTAAAGATTTGAACAAGGGTGATTTGGATAGTGAAGAACTAGACTCTACACAAGACCAAAGTCCCATTAAGCCCTTCAAGGGATATAAGAAATGAGGGCTAGTGAGTTCATAAACGAGTCTAAGGGCAAAGTTCCAAAAAGACATAACAAAGCCCAACCTGGCGCTTACAAGTTTAAAGATGACGGCACTGACAGAACCTATCACTTAAATCAAATCATGAAAGCAGTAGCTATGGCAGATGGTTCATCTACTAAGGCACTTAAAATGGATGATGAAAGCTTTGCTGGCAAAAACAACCTAGCTTATCCATATAGTGAACTAGAACATAATATGATGCAGCAGGCCTTCAATACAGTATCTCCTACACAAGCTAAACACATGATTAAGGGTAGAGATAGTAGCGAATTAGATAGTGTCAACAAAACTAGCCCGGTTGCGACTAGACCAAAAGATCACAGAAAAAAATAATTACTATCAAATCACCGCATAAGTAATTTCATGAACAATTTAATCGACATCAACAACACCCTCGACCTCATCAAGCTCAAGTTCTATAACGAATGGCTTTACACTGCTCACATCTATGATGAAGGTGACAGTAAATTTCACCAAACATTGACTAAGCAGGTAGTAGAAACTTACGTTGACCCACTTGATTTGCCTAAGGATGCGCACATCCTTGATTTAGGAAGCGGACCAGGCTACTTTCTTGACGAAATGAAAGAGCGTGAATATACTAACGTTACTGGAGTAACATTAAGCCCCGGTGATGTTGCTATCTGTGAGGCAAAAGGCCATACTATTAAAAAGTATGACTTAAGTTTCTTGCCTCAGAAAGACGGATACTATGATGAATCAGTAGACTTCATTTTCTTGCGTCACGCACTAGAGCATAGCCCGTATCCTATCTTTTCGTTAATGGAATATAATCGTATTCTTAAGCAAGGTTCAAAAATTTATATTGAAGTTCCTGCTCCCGATAGTGATAGAAAGCATGAATATAATCTAAATCACTATAGTATTTTTGGAGCAAACCAATTGGCTGCGTTGCTACAGCGTACTGGATTTAATATTGATCAGTTTAATAATCTTGAATTTGATTTAAATATCCCGAACCCTGAAGACCCTGAAAACCCAACCAAAGCTAGCGAAAAATACTACTGTATTGTTGCTACTAAAGCAAGACCACTAGATATCAAGTAAAAAACACTCCCACTACATAGTGGGAGTATTTTTATAAATATTACTATGGCAAATACACCCACTCTTATTAAAGATCCTTACAAGAAGACGGTCTTCAAGAATCAAAAAGAACTTGATGACTTTATGAAGTGTTGTGATCCGGAAACGGGTTATCTTTATTTTATGGATAACTTCTTTATCATTCAGCACCCTACTAAGGGTAGTATGAACTATCACCCTTGGGAGTTCCAAGAACGATTAATTGATACATACCATCGCTATCGTTTCTCTATCTCATTGATGCCTAGACAGTCCGGTAAGTCAACGTCAGCCGCAGGGTATTTGCTTTGGTATGCGATGTTTGTCCCCGACTCTACTATTCTAATTGCAGCACACAAGTACACCGGTGCACAAGAAATTATGCAGCGTATACGATATGCGTATGAAAATTGTCCAGATCACATAAAAGCTGGCGTAACCACGTACAACAAGGGTTCGCTAGACTTTGAGAACGGATCACGCATTGTGTCTGCTACTACGACTGAAAACACAGGTCGTGGTATGTCTATTACATTACTGTATCTTGACGAATTTGCCTTCGTTCGTCCCTCAATCGCACAAGAGTTTTGGACTTCTATTACTCCTACTCTATCAACTGGTGGTAAGGCCATCATCACTTCAACCCCAAACAGTGATGAAGACCAATTCGCTCTTATTTGGAAGGGTGCAAACAAGACAGAAGATGAGTTTGGCAACACAACTGAGTTAGGTGTTAACGGCTTTAGAGCGTTTAGAGCATACTGGACTGAACAACCAGGCCGTGACCAAAAATGGGCTGATGAAATGAAAGCTCAACTCGGTGATGACAGATTCAATCGTGAAATCGGTTGCGAATTCATCATTGCAGACGAAACCCTAATCAATCCAAACACATTGATTATGCTTGAGGGCATTGAACCTAATAATAGAATGGGACAAGTACGCTGGTACAAACTACCTGAAAAGGGCAAACTATACGTAGTTGCTCTCGACCCATCATTAGGTACAGGTGGCGACCCTGCTGCTATTCAAATCTTTGAAGCAAGTACGACTACACAAATCGGTGAGTGGAAACACAATAAGACTGATATTCCTAGTCAAATCAAACTACTAGCTGAGATTTGTAAGTATATCTCAGAAAAGACTAATGAACCAAACAACATTTACTACTCTATTGAGAACAATGGCATTGGGCAAGCAGCAATTGTATCGTTAAACGAGTACGGTGAATCAAATATAACAGGTATTTTCATCAGTGAAGCAGGTAAAGGTAAACGAGGATTCACTACCACTAATAAACCTAAACTTGCTGCTTGCGCTAAGTTCAAAACCTTACTAGAATCAAAGAAACTAACAATACATAGTCGTTCACTGATAAGTGAATTGAAGGCATTTGTCGCATCCGGTGGAAGTTATGCTGCTAAGATTGGCGACACTGATGACTTAGTTATGTCATCTTTACTAGCAGTGCGTATGATGACGCAATTAGCAAGCTATCACGGTGATCTTGAAAGCTATATTAGGGACCACGATGAGATGATTGAACCACTTCCCTTCTTTGCTATATTGGGCTAGTACGGGATAAATATACATATGGCTCAAGATACAGAAAACTTTAACAAAGAATTATACAACCTTTTAAAAGTGAGAGGGTATGAACCTGTTCCGCTAGACAGCAAAAATCAACGTGTTCCTGCTAGTCAAGCAGCAGATGTTATACAATTTACTTTCATTAAAGACGGTGAAGACTATGGTAAAGTTTGGTTAACAATTGATGAAGCAAAAAACGTCATTGTGTATTACGATGAAGAACAACAAAAAAGCCCCAGCGGTAAAACACCCGGTGTAGAATATGATGATAGTTGGACAGGCTTCCTAAAGCATGTCAAGAACTGGGCACAAAGACGCCAGCTAAGCTTTGAATTGCTAAACAAAGACAGATTGAGCGATGACATGAGACAACGGGATTATTACAAGATGAAAGAAAGAGTAGCTGAAGGTTATTACCCAATGGGCAAGAAAGCGTCATATAATGATGCAGTTCCTAATGTAAAGATTGTTTTACAACACAACCGCGCACTTGAAGAAGGTGAACAGCGTTATCGCAATGTAGCTAAAATCTATCTTGAAAACGTCGATGGCGAAAGATTCCTAGCTCCAACTAATCGCCCCGGCATTGCTCGTGTATATGCTCGTCATATTGCAGAAGGCGGCGTGCCCAATGATGATCGTTGGAACCACATCAAGTCAATCTGCGAAGATTACACTAAGATGGCTGGCTTTGTTCGTGCTACACGTAATGGACAATTCAACGAATCAGCACAAGAACTTGTAACTGAAGGCATCAATCACTATAACGGTCTTCGTGAAACACTAAGCAAGATGACCGGACATCGCGGTTATCAAGCATACTTTGAATCATGGACACCGGCTCTCATGGAAAATGAAGGCGACGAATCCATCAACGAACTATTCGTGCAGGAAACAATGGATCCTCGTATTGAATCAGCTATGCCAATTCTTTCACGCCTTCGTAAGCCAGTTGCTGAAATGAGCGAAGTAGATACTCTTGCTGAGTGGGCTGACACTATCATTAGCGAAAAGCTAGACATGGATTCTACTACAAAGACTATGGCAGTTCCTGCTGATGAAATGTTAGATGAAGCTCCTGGCGCAGAAACATTGTCGCATAATCAATCAACTGAAAAGTCAAACTTAAAAGCATTTGATCTTGAAGAAGGTGATGTTATCCCGTTCAAGAAAAAGAAGCAAGACGATGATGATGATGATAGCTGGATTCCATCAATTGAAGACTTTGAGCAGGAAGAAGCAATCCGCAATCGCAATCGTGAGTATCAAAAACGCAAACGCACCCCTGCAAATGATGTCAACGAAATGGATAAGAGTCCAGAAGCTAACCCATATAGTGGTCAGGGGCATCGCAAGGGCGATGACCATGCAGGTAAGCCACAACACACTGCTAAAATCATAGCTGCTAAACAGGCAGTTAAGATGGCTAGAAAGGCTCTTGACAAAGCATTCAAGGGCGATGTTGACGAAAACTTCATCAGCATGGCACCTCAAGCAGTAGCAGAAGAAGAAGTTGAAGAAGGCTTAGACGCAAACCAAAAGCGTGTAGGTCAGCTTGGACCTACAGAAAAAGTTAAGAACAACAACATTGGCAAGCTAGTCGGCGCCAGCGAATCAACAGAGATTGATCCGGCACTGGCTCGTATCATGGAAATGGCCAGATTCAAAAGATAATTATATTTTGGGTACATAGTGTAAAATATTATTATATTATGCACCCAAATAGGTTGTAAATACATTGCACATGAGTTATAACATAACTTGTGTGTAGTTATCTCCGATAACGAAACATAAAAACACTTACAAAGCTCAACTTAGGCACATTTTAAAAGGAGATTATACAATGGCAAGTCTAGCAGAAATCCGGGCACGTTTAGCAGCCCAAGAAAACAAGGGCCAAAATAACGGCGCCCGCACACAATCAGATAACGCAATCTATCCCCACTGGAATATCAGCGAAGGTGCTACTGCAACCATTCGCTTTCTTCCAGACGCTAACCCTAACAACGAATGGGGCTTCTGGGTAGAACGTCAGGTCATCAAGCTTCCGTTCAACGGCATTAAGGGTGATCCAAATGCAAAGCAAATTACTGTACAAGTTCCTTGCGTAGAAATGTATGGCGATAACTGCCCCGTTCTTGCAGAAGTTCGTCCTTGGTACAAGGATGATACTCTTAAGGAACTCGCTAACAAGTATTGGAAGAAGCGTTCTTATCTCTATCAGGGTTTTGTTCGCACTAACCCGCTCGGTGATGATCAGACTCCAGCTAACCCAATTCGTCGCTTCATCATCAGTCCACAGATTCAAACTATCATTAAGGCATCTTTGATGGATCCTGAAATGGAATACTTGCCGACTGATTACACTAACGGTTTGGACTTCAACGTCAAGAAGACTTCAAAGGGCGGATACGCTGACTACTCAACTTCTAATTGGGCCCGTAAGGAATCCCCATTGACGGAAGCTGAATTGGCAGCTATCGAAGCTCATGGTACGTATAATCTTGCTGACTTCTTGCCAAAGAAGCCAAGCGAAGCAGAACTTCGTATCATTAAGGAAATGTTTGAAGCATCTGTTGATGGTCGTCCTTATGATAATGATAAATGG